GGAGCATTAAGATATCTCATCATAAGTTCGTTTCGCATTTCTTGAATGTTTGCCACCTTACGATCTCCATCTTTCTCGCTGATAGGAAGTAACATCTTAACAAACTTATGTACCTTATCAACATCAAGCTTTTTCATCTTCATCTTTCCGAATTCTGTTTCTAAAGCTTCAAGATAGTGTTCAGTGTTCATGAGCGTGTATTTCGCCTCTACAAGTTTCTCATCAATGCGTCCAGTATGTTTGCATACCCACTGTCTTTCAGCTTCTTTAAGGGCCAGATTGAGTGTATTTTGGCACCATACACGTACCGGTGTAATAGCTACTCTGACTGATCCTTTTCCATCATGACTGTTCGTAAACACTAAGAACGGATCAATTTTTTCATCAGTAATCATTCTGCCTTCCAGTCTTGCAAGCATCCATACTTTCTTACCGCTCTGAAGAGCACCTGCAGTTTCATATCGTACACCTTCTCCAAGTAATCCATCTGTAAAAGCAAAGGCTTCATCATTCTGCACTACCTTATAACGATCTGTAACAACGCCAAGCACTTTATCATCCAAATCTCTTACATTTGCCTTATAACCAGGAATCTTTAATCCTGTAGCTTCAGAAATAATATCTGTCGGAACTACATTCCAGTCCAGACCTGCTAATCTGATTGCGTCTCTTGATGTAACTGCTCCGGCAATTTTCTTTCCAAGTCCGTCCCATGGAGTTCTTCTTGCATCAAACATCGTTTCTACATGTGTAAGGTTATTTGTTCTTCTTTCAATTGTATTGTCCATCATAATATACATCTCCTTTGTTTAATTAAATTTTTATTCTGTTTTATTTATTTACTTTACTCACCGGCCACTCTTTTAGTAATATCAAAATCTCTTCCGTCCTTCTTACCGGCTTCATAATCTGATTTTGATACTTTTGCAGCTTGCTTAGACTGAAATGTAGTTGTCCTTGCTCCAAGCTCAGACATTCTTTGTTTTACTTCTGGAGGCGTAGATAACACTAAGCCCCAATTTGCCTCTGACTGTGCAGCTGCTCTTTTTTGTTCTTCAAACGCTTCATCAAGTCCTTTAATGAAACCATAAGCATATCCATTGCACATGGATGTAATCAGTTCGTTTGTATAATTAAATAGCTTACCTTTTTGTTTTCTCTTTTTAATTTCTGATTGAATACAATCAGTTGCATATTTAAATGCAATCATACAAATTTCAACGTCTTCATTTAACCCACAAAAATATAATTTATACGTTTGTTTACCTTTTTCTCTACGAGAAAAACTTTCACAGCAGTAATTCTTACTAATAACTTTAGACAATCTCAGCACCCAGAGATCTCTTCTAGTCGAATAAGTAATTCCAGCTGAATGTTCATTTGCCTTTCTTTTTTCTTTATCTTCGACTTCTGCCATAGAGATTTTATGTTCTGCCATAAGCTGCTGTGCCTTTGCAAGAGCTGACTGAGCCTCATGCTCATTCGGACTCTTACTTAATGCTAAAAGTTTCTTGATTTTCTCTTTGTAATCTACCATTTTACATTTCTCCTCTCTCGTTCAGATATAGAATTTTCTGTAACTCTTCATGCGTAATTCCATACTGTTGTTCCAGAAGCTCTTTCCAGTCTTCAAAAGTATCAACTCGTGGATCCTTGCAGTATTTATATCCGGCGTTGATTACATCTTCTGCGATTTTCTTGAGACGTTTCGGTTCAATTCCCTCAGTCCAAAGTGGGCACTCAAGTTTTACATATGTAAGTAGCTCAATTGGTTCTGCAATATGAATAATCATTAAAGCTGCATTTGCAACCTTTTTATTTACATTCTCTTCCGGCTCGGTATTGTATTTATTGCATAAGGAGATAATATCTCTCTTGCTACTCCAGCCGATTTGCATTAAAAACGTTACGGCACTATTGAATTCCAAATCTCCCGTGATCTCTCTGATCTCATCAAGTTTCTGTTTAATTTCATTATAATTATTTAATGCTGGCATTTCTTATCCCTCACTTTTCTTTATTTTCTTCTCGCTTCACAGATTGACAAAGCGTCTTCATATGTTTTGATATCATAATGTCCACCATTCAGTGATTGTGTAGATTCATTCCAAGTAGTCCATACAACCCATGGTCCACCACCTATAGATGCCTTAATTGCTGAATAATTCTTATGTTTTGCAATTACCATATACAGGTATGAGTCCATTGGATCTTTATAACGGATTACATCCTGAAGATCATATCTGTCATCCAGATGTTCTTTGAAATATTCTTTTACATTATTCCATACAGAAATAGGTACTGTTGCACTCATATTATTCTCCTTTCTTATTCTATATAACATCCTTTCGTTTTCTCTTTTGGTCGTCCGTACACTGATTCATATAAATATTCTACCAGCCCAGGTGTTACTCCATGGTATTCACATAACTCTTTAAATACTTCATGTGATTCCATTTTATCGACTTCTTTGATGAAATCGTCTGTTATTTTTTCTGTTTTTGTATGAACAGGGTTGGGATATATAGGACTACATATTTCTTCCATGTCACGATATACGTTTTCATCATATTTCTGTTTATCTTGCTCGTCCTGAATATCATTTAAATTAAATTGAACAACATTACACATGTGCCATTCTTCACCGGTATCTACACATGAATCACCTTCATTTACTTCAAACACATCATCATTTGTTATATCTATATCAAAATCATTTGCCGTCTGAGCTGCTGAATCTAACATTTGGTTTCTACATTCTTCAAATGTTCCAATTTTCTCAATGCAAAAACCAACGCCATCATAAGCATGATGAAAAATGCATAGAAAATCTCCATCAGATACTTGAATTTCGAAGACTTCAAATACTAAGAAATGTTCATTTCCATAAGAATAATCTATACGCATTCTACGATTTTTGGGAAAACTTATATCCATAACATATTTAATTTCTCTATCCGCACCATATTTATCATCTTTAATATCATTCGCAATATAATCTATGACAGATTGGTGAGCTTCAGAAAGACTCTTAAAGAATTCAAAGCATGGACGTCTGTAATCTTCATCATTAAGACTACATAATAAAAATACTTTCATATCTTCCTCCTGTTTGTTTAATTAAATTTTATAGTGTTCCATCAAGAACTCTGCATAAGCAGTTACTTTATCCTTATCACCACAATAGAATCCGGTAGTAAACTTCTCGATAAGCTTATCTCTAATATCCCCGTGAGTCTCCCAACCATCATCTAAATAATCACGATAATCACGATCCATAACCTCTAACATAGATTTGTCATCTATTCTCGCTTCGAATTTTATATTGCGAATATCTTCCGGCAGATCATCCGGCAAGCGTAAGCGCGCAGCGTCAGCGGAGTTAGGAGCGGAAGCGACGACATCTGGAGCGCCAGCGACCTCTACGAGCGATCCGGCTACCAGACCATCCAAGCGGTCACGATGGTGGTCACGGTACCGGTCGGTACTATTATTATTATTATTATAATTATTATTAGTATTATAATTAGTACCAGTACCGGAACCAGATGGCCATATCACCTGCCCCGTAGGATCATATTCAATTTCATTTATGAGCAAGTTAAAGTCAACAAAATCTGCATACCCGCCATCTCTGTATTTTGTAAGCACTTTATTGACTTTGCCTTTGCTCGTCTTCAGCTCTTGCGCAATCTGATTCTGAGAATATTCTGGATGATCACGCTTCAATTCTAAGATGGATAAAGTGACGGTCATGTTCTCACCGAATGCTCGTGACCGCTTTTCTTGGGACGAGTCGATTGTCTCAAGTAAGGTGTCTCCTACATATAATAGAAGTTCTTTGTCTATTGGTTTGGCATACAGTCCATAATCTATGACCGCCTCATAATATTCCAGAGCTTTCTCCGGTCCAAGAATTTCTTTTATTCTTTCGCCCTGTTTCCTATAAGAAGCAAAGAATGTAAAACACTTACCACGGTCAAATTCTTTTTCACTCATGATTTTCCCTCCGATTTACTTTCGTTAGTTATCCCTTCTGTTGTCTTTATTTTGGATATGTGTATCAAGAGCTGTGCATAACTCCGGTGTTGCTTCAAATATATAAACATCCAGATTTGGACGTCTTCTATTTGGCGTGATGCCAAGAATTTTAAATCCCTCTTTCCTCAACAGCCATGCGATTCTCTGGCTGCGGACT